CACAAACACAAGCTTCACAGTTACCTCAGCAGCAACTGGCTCTACCTCAACTGCTACTGGTACATATGCATCGGCTTACAACTTAACTGGAACTATCCTATCAACAAGCTTATCCTCTTCACAGTTCTTGGTTGCAAACACAACTCAAGATCGCACAGTAACTGGCGAAACTGGAACAGGAACAGCAGTTGTTGGAAATATCCCAGGACTTGGCGCTGATTATGGTTGGTCTACAACTACTGATTACACATCAAACTTACTTACAGAGACCCAACCAACGAAGGCTGTTGGACAGGCTGGTACTTATACAGTTCCAAATGATAACGTAGTAANCATCTTGAACGGCTACGAGGCATTCCCTAACAATGCGGCTANCAAGACCGCTGGCTTCAACCCAGCATATACCTTGCAAGCAACAGTTACCGGGGCATCTTCAGATGGCACAACCGTTACCTATGTAGCAAACAACCACTTTACAACAGGTCAGACTGTAACAATCACTGGTCTGTACAATTACGTAAACGCTGGTTCATCTCAGCCAATCGCTACTCAGTACTATGCAAAAACCTATACAACACCATCAGCATTTAACTTATCTGCTGTAACTATTGCTTCCGCAACAGCTACTGGATTTACAGTTACAAATGCCGCTACAGACTCAGCAATTACTGGTGTGGCTGGAACTGCTGTTGTAACCGTTGCTGCATCTGCTTCAACCGGAACTGTACCAACAGTAACTGGTAAGTCACTTTCAGAGGCTGATCGTCTACTTGGAGTTTCTAACTTCAACACAGGTACAATTACATACACAACTTCAGGGGCTACTCTTGCTAACGCGGGAACTGTTTATAGCCAGAGCCTATCAAGCACTCAAACACTNGGTGCCGCTGTTAACTTGGTTGTTTACCGTTTGGCTACTGGCGAAAATGCTGGAACACAGGCTGGTACGTATACTTACTAGTAGTTTAATAAAAAACCCCCGACTAAAAATCGGGGGTTTTTTTATGCAGTTCGCTTTAGATCTCTTAGTATCAATCTATCTTTATGGCTTGTACCAGCCCAGATACCCATTAATTCAGGGTTATCTATTGCATAGTCAAGGCATGGGTCTTTAAAAAAGCATGCATCACAAATAGGTTTTAATACACGAAGGTTAATTGTGTATTCTGTGGGGCTTTCTGGAAAAAAGGCATCAGGATCGATCTGGGCACACACTTGTGTGCCATCAAACATAGGTGCTTTAATACCATCCGTTGGCTTTCCAGAACTTCCAAGCATTGCACGCATCTCCATATCGTATTTGTATATAATGTAGTCCATATTTAATTTGTAGGGTTGGGCTAGAAGTTTTCTTCACTTTATAGTTACCCCAAGTAGACGGTAAAAACTGTGCTATTCCAAAGGCTTGAGACCCCATATTAAGGGCTTTAGGGTTAAAGTGGCTTTCATGTAACCATATAGCATCTAAACACCGCCATTCGGCTATAGAAGCCCCTNTTGAGTACTCTGTAAGGAACGCTACAGTCTCTGGATCAAAGTACTTAACATATGGGCTAGACAACGCNCTCTTAGCATCTAATCGTGTAGTTGATACCGTTAGGTAGTGCAGAGAAACTGTTATAGNTTTTTCTTTAGAGACATTGACCGGTAAAGCCTGTGCCGCTGGTGTGAGTAGTTGGCTACACACAATTAAAACGGCGGCCGCCCATCTAAAAACTTTCTTTACGTCTATCGCAAAGTTAATTCTGATATTAAGCATTTCTGCCCCTCTCAGTAAGCAAAAGAGAGTCATTACTGACTCCCTCATACTCTATGAAACACCAGAGTTACAAGGTATGTCAACTCTTAAGTAGCATTTGTACAGAAAAATAATATAAATATATGTAAAATTATGCAAAATACAACATTTTGTGACATTTAATTTGGAAAACTTTACGGCCTAGCCCCCTTTACTTATCACGCTTTCATAGAACTGGGTTGACAATGGACGCTACAACTGTTATAGGAACCGCCGCATCCGCTACAGTCGTTGGAGGTGTAATAGTGGGTATAGCCCGCTTTATTTTAAAAAATCACACAGAGTCTCTTATAAAAGAGTACCTATCAGAGATTAAAGAGAATTCAAAAGAACTTAAAAAGAATGGCGGAAGCTCTTTGAGCGACATTGTTAAACTACAAGTTCTTCCTATTTTACAAAAATTAGATAAAAATCAAGATGAAATAAGAAGTGACTTAACTGACATAAAAGTAGAGCAGGCTAGATTAGAAGGTCGCTTTGATCAATATGTTGAGGAGCATAAAGACTGATGTCATACCAACCTCGTCTTGGAGACTACGGTGTAGTAAAGACTAATGGTTTTTTTGGAAAGATAATTCGTATTGGTACCGTGTCCAGATGGAACCACGCATTTATTTACATAGGTGATGGCCTTATTATTCAGGCTAATCCCACAGGGGTAGCGATCGGTAAAGTTACAGAATATCCAATAATTGGTTGGAACCAGCACGAAGATCTAACTGAAGACCAACGAAGGTTAATAGTCAACGAGGCTAAAAAGCTAGTTGATAGGCCATATGGATTTCTAGACATAGCAAACTTAATGCTTCGTATACTTGGTCTTAAACTTTTAGCTAATACTGCTATTTTGGAAAAATTAGCGGAACGTTACGGAGTCATCTGTTCTGAATTAGTCGCTTTATCTTACGATGCCGCGGGTATTAAACTTTGCAATAAACCAGCCAATATTGTAACCCCAGGTGATTTAGCAGAAAGATTAATATACCAGTGACAATTCAATTCATACAAGCAAAAAACTACAGTGTAGGACGAGGTGGTTCTACGCCACGTATGATCGTCCTTCATACTATGGAAACACCGGAGACCGAAGGTAGAGCCCTTCAAGTTGCCACATGGTTTGGATCCAACTCGGCACCGCAAGCATCTGCACATTATTGTGTAGATGATGGAACTGTAATATACCAATGCGTTAAAAACACAGATACCGCATGGGCAGTGGATGATTTTGCATTAAACGAGCAATCCATATCTATAGAATTATCTGGAACCGCAAAACAGACTGTCATAGAATGGCACGATAAATACTCATCCGCAGAATTGAATCATCTTGAGAACCTTGTAAAGTCACTTATGAAAGAGTATGAAATACCAGCTTTGCATCTGAACCCTAAACAAATACTTGATGGCAAGTCAAAAGGTATAATTTATCATGCTGACATTACATCAGCTAAGCAAATTATTGGTGGCCACACAGATCCTGGGCCAAACTTTCCTTTAACTGAATTTCTAAAAGCGGTCTCTTAGATGACAGCTGGCGTAGATATTGTTAATGTTGCTCGTACTCAATTAGGGTTCATAGAGGGTCCTAATAATGAGAACCCGTATGGCACTTGGTATGGGGTTCCTAATGATTCTTACTGCGCTATGGGTATCTCTTGGTGTTTTGCTCAAGTTAACGCGTCCCATCTTGTTGCGGCTCAGACACCAAAAGGATTTGCCTATTGCCCAGATGGTCTTACATGGTTTCAAAAAAGAAAAAGAGTTGTAGATAAATACTCCGCACTCCCTGGGGACATTGTCTTCTTTAGTTGGTCAGGTAATGGNGTTGCAGACCACGTAGAGATTGTAGAAGCCGCGTCTAGAGATGGCCTAACTACTATTGGATTTAATACAGGACCTGAAAGTTACACAGGTAATCAATCAAATGGTGATGGATGTTATCGGCGTCACCGACCTTATTTATATGTACTAGCAATTGTGCGACCTGAGTACACAACGAGTTCTTCCCCAACTAAATCAATTGGTCAAAACAGGGGATTAGCCGCTGGTGTAGCGGGGGCTACAGCACTAACAGGTGGTGGGGTAGCTGCCCTCCATAACAGCGCAAGTACTACAACCCCACCCTTAAAAACTGTAGTTATAGTTGCGCCACCATTTCCAGGGACATCATCTTTTAAAGTTGGGGCAAAAGGTAATGCAGAATTAATAGTTACTAGGGCCCTTATAAATGCCGGGCTTTTACCAACTACTTTATTATCTAATGTTCTAACTCAAGAGGATTTAGCGTTAGTACCAGTGTATCAACATAAAATAATAGGTCTTAAGAAATCAATTGGAAAAGGTATTGATGCCCCAACCTACACATCTATGACCGCCAAGGCGAGTGCATGAAGAGATTTCAAAAAATGTCAGACTGGGCATCTACGGCTTTTGGATCACCTTGGTTTTTAATTTTTCATTTAATATTTTGGTCTTTATGGATGACTTTTGCTATATTTGACCCTTANCCTTTTAACTTACTTACCTTAACAGTATCTTTAGAATCTATTTTACTTTCTGGTTTGCTTTTAAATGCAACTAATCGTTCTGGAGATGAGGATAGGCGTATTATTATTAAAGACTTAAGATTAGANCAAGAGAGCCACAATCATATTGAGGAGCTCAGAAGGCATGTAAACGAGATATTGGAGCACATTCGTGGGACTAAAACTTAATTTTTCTAGCCCAGCGCATTTGACTATAGCAGGTACTGCTGCTATGGGTACTTGGAGTATGCTAGGATATCCTACGGATGCAAAGCACTTAGTCGCAGTTGCTACCGCGGCTTTGGCGGGTGTTTCATCCCATACATCGGATTCGTCTAGTCCTAACGTCGCGGCGGATTCGCACATAGTAACCCCGTACGCCAACAACATAGAGGAGAAATAAGTGTCTTTATCAGCAAAGAACTCAGCGTTAATCAAATCCTACTGGCATGCAGCAATTGCCGTAGAAGTTGCGTTTGTTATTCAATACGCTAAAGCTTACGTTTCAGCACCAACTGGGTCACACTCAGTCTTACCTCACTTTAACTACGTATCTTTTGCGTATGCAGCCGTAGGAGCTATTGCGGCTCCCGCCACCCGCGCACTTGTAGAAAAGTGGCCATGGCTTAGCCCACTTCAAATTCGTGTTACCTCAAAACTTGCACAGGCGCAGGCAAAAGCTAATGGTCAGGCTACCCCTACTGCACCAACCGTTTAATAAGTAATCACAGAGAGCACCCCTTATGGGGTGCTTTTTGCTATACTGGGCCTTTACTAGGAGGATTATATGAAGTGCGATAACTGTTCTAATCAAGCCGCGTACACCCATGCAGATGCCGGGGTAAACCCCGCGCATTATTGTGTTAAGTGCCTACCCCATTGGTTACAAGATCGGGCTAATGCTGGACACTTTCCTTTGATGACACCTATTGAAAACACAGTAGAAGGTGCTATTGAGGATCCAACTCAAGAAGATAATAAAATTGCTAAAAAGAAATCTTCTGTAAAGTCTACTGCTGTGCCTACCTCAGAGGCGCCAACAAGTGAGAGTAATTAAACATAAAGCAAAACAGGTTCATCATGTACCTGATCATGTTACAAACCCTAGGGGACCATTCCCTAGGGAACTTTTCTCTGAGCCGGAGATAATCTATGATAATTATGATTCTTCTGAGTATGGTGGGGATATGCCCTTAGGGGCAACTTCTCAAAATAACTACAATCCACCTAAGTATTTACGATGCGGTTCTTGCTTTGCTAGAGTGCTAGAAACAGAAACCGCAAATCATATTTGTGAGGAATGATGGCTGGAAGAAAAAAGACTTATAACTACTACCTAGAGCGCCAGAAACAAGCGGAACGACAAGGTGATGTAGAAACTAATTTACTATTTGGTATGGCTGAGAAGTTAGAAGCTAACTATGTGGATGAGAAGTATAAGCAAGTAGAGAACAAATATGGGGTAGAATTCGCTCAACCTGTGGAAAGAAGAACCGCACCAACCACTAACCCTCCGCGCCCTAGAGCCCTTAACTTAGCTTATATGAAAGAAACAGAGACTTTATTAATACAATTTAGAGATGCCCCTTATATCTGTGAGTATCCTAATGTTCCCGCTGAGGTTTGGCAGGATTTAAAAACTACGGATTCTACGGGTAAATACCTTAGGTATTCCGGCTTAGATGGGGTAGCATACAACAAAATAAGTAAATCACAATTCCCAGAAGAGATTAAGGTTTTATTTGACTGATGATAACAAAAGGATCAATATACGGCGGAAGACTACAATACTGGCATAGAAAGACACTTCCAATACTGGAGGTAGGTACCACGCAAGAAACTGAGTATCCCTTTAGAACTGGAAAATGCCTTGTATTGCGCATCCCATTTACTAAACCAGGGTTTTACTTAGGTGTTTGGGTATCAAACCCTAACGTAAACCAAGATGACGAAGAGGCTATTGCGGGGTTGCTGGGAAATGCGCTAAAGGCTAGAGTTGCCTGGAAACCAGAGAATGGACTTTATGATGAGTTTTTTAAAGACTAAAGAGGTTTGGAAAAAACCTTTTTCTGAAAAGATTGCAAAAAGGGTATCTAAGATACCCACTGGAGAACTTGAACTATGGACTGATCAATCTTTGTATGAGGTGGGTAGATGTCTAACTAGTTACTCTAAAAGCCGTGAAAGACTCTATTTAGAAGAAGCCCTTACTGGAGCCGAGGCCTTGCATGCGGTTATTGATGAGTTGTACACGCGCATGACACGCCAATAAATAGATTTATCGACATTTGTGCTACACTACTATTGCCGCGTTCTTCTCTTCCCGTAGGTGGCGTCAGTGAGTCTGGGTTTAATCACCCAGACTTTCTGTTTAAATCTAAAATAGGACTCAAATGGACGTACAACCAATATTAGATGACGAAGAAGAATTTCTACCTGAAGACTATGAAGAAGGCTCGGCTCCTCCTGAAGAAGAAGAGGATGAACTAGACGAGCTTTCTAAAGAATTTGTTAAAAAACTAGTTGATCGATGCATACAGTTTACAGAGGCTCTTTCCGGTCACCCATACCACCCTTATCAACTACCCCTCGCTAGGCGAATAATTGAGTCTGTAGTTATTAACGATGGTGAGGAAATCACCGCGCTTGCCTCCCGTCAGTCTGGTAAGTCAGAGACTGTAGCAAATACTGTTGCTGGACTTATGGTTTTATTACCGCGATTAGCAAAAATGTACCCAGATCTATTAGGTAAGTTTAAAGATGGAATCATGGTCGGTATGTTTGCTCCCGTAGAGACTCAGGTAGAAACATTATTTGGTCGTACAGTGGATCGCCTCACTAGCGAACGCGCCCTTGAAATATTAGGTGACCCAGAGATTGATGATAGCTTAGGTAAAGTGGCGGGTGTCACGCGTCAAATAAGATTAAAGAACTCTAGATCAAGCCTGACAATGATGACCGCTAACCCAAGAGCAAAGATTGAATCTAAAACTTTCCATTTAATTATTATTGATGAGTGTCAAGAAGCAGATGATTTTGTAGTATCTAAATCTATATCTCCTATGTTGGCGTCTACTGCTGGAACTATGGTTAAGACGGGAACCCCAACTACGCACAAAAATAACTTTTATCGTTCTATACAACTTAATCGCAGACGCCAGACTAGCCGTAGTAAACAAAATCATTTTGAATGGGATTGGCGAGATGTAGCCAAAGTCAACACAAACTATGGAAAATTCATTCGTAAAGAGATGTTACGAATTGGTGAAGACTCTGATGAATTTCAAATGTCGTATAACTGTAAATGGTTGCTAGAGCGCGGTATGTTTGTTACATCTACCGTGCTCGACGAACTAGGTGACACATCTATGGAAACTCAAAAAGCTTGGTATAAAACCCCAGTAGTAGTTGGTATAGACCCAGCCCGTAAAATTGACTCAACAGTAGTGACAGTAGTTTGGGTAGACTGGAATAGACCGGATGAATTTGGTTACTACGACCATAGAATACTTAACTGGTTGGAACTACAAGGTGACGATTGGGAAAACCAATATTTTCAAATTAGAGAATTTCTTTCTAATTATGATGTCATGGCTATAGGGGTTGATGCTAATGGCGTGGGGGATGCTGTAGCCCAACGACTTAAAGTTTTGCTTCCTAATGCTGAGGTACACTCAATTAATAGTAGTCAGCAGGAGCAGTCTAAACGATGGAAACATCTAAAAGCGCTCATTGATCGTCGTATGGTTAGCTGGCCTTCCCACGCCAAGACCCGCAGATTACGTACCTACCGCAGATTCCGTCAGCAGATGGAGGACTTAGAGACTAAGTTTACTGGTCCTAACTTCCTAGCCCACGCACCAGACGAGGCACACGCGCACGATGATTATGCCGATAGTTTGGCTCTAGCCTGCGCCCTAACAATGGACTTAACAATGCCTTCGGTGGAGGTCTCATCTTCTCCGTTTTATCGTTAAGACTTTACGCTGACTGTATGGCGTTTCTGTAGCACACTTTTCTATGAGGTACCTCAACCTATAAGGAGTCATAATGACAATCGCACCAGACCCAAAGTTCCCAGAACGCGCAGCAAACATTTACGACCGTAAAGTTTCTCCCGCTTCTGCCGGACAACGTGGACCACTTCGTTTTGAAGAGGGTATCGCAACCGATACCGATGTTCCACAGGAGTTTTCAAAAGGCGCTATGCAAGGATATGTTCCTGCACCGGGCCGCCCAAACCGTAACCAAAATGTTTTCGAAAAGCTTCCAGAAGAGACAATGCGCGAACGCGCACATGTCGGTTCTGCTGCTTGGGTAGAAGCACCGGATCATCTTACTGAGTTCGCCTCAGGAGCATTTGCTGATCATGGGGATAACCGCATTGAAGAAGTAATTCGTAGTGGTGCTAACCAAAAAGCTGGCAACGCTTCAGTAGTCCGCGACTAATTAACTAAAGTTTCCCGTCCTCGTTCAGCGTTTTACCATGCTGCGGGGGCGGGGGCCTATTAAGGATTAATGATGGCACTGATTAGAGGAAAAGAAGTTAAAGAGGGTCCTACACAGATCCCAGCTAACCCAAAACTTCATAACATGGTTGTGGTTCAAGCTAAAGCCCGTTTTTCTAAATACCCATCCCCAGCCGCAGCCCACTGGGTTCATTCCCACTACGTTCAAATGGGCGGTAAATTTGTAGAGTCTAAAAAAGAAATAGATCCTAGAAACAGAGACCGTGTCCAAGAAGCAATTGATAAGAAAAAAGAAGAGTCAAAGAAAAAAGTCACACACCCGGTAGGAAAAAACCTAACCGCAGGGGAAACTTTTAAATATTGAGCGTCGTTTTATATATTTATCGACAATTGTGTTAAAGTTAGTTAAGTGCTTTGAGGTTAGCAACCTCACTAAGTTTGAGGAGGTGATGCCATGAGTTCCATTGATTTTAGCCCACCTTCATACCGTGCTGCTAGCAGCGATTTAACAATCTCCATTAGTCCGCTCGGACTAGTTGAATTAGCTGACGAGGAATTCGAATAGTGAAGTTCACGGTCCTCGTTTAAATCGGTACTCCCTAAACTGGGCTATGTATCTCGGACATCATTGGAGTTATCGTCGCCAGACAGGTGAGACTCAGTTAGCCCTTAACTATTATCGCGCATTTACAGATTTTGTTATTAACTTTACCTTTGGTAAGGGGGTTAATTTCCGTTCTCCAAAAGAAACAGAAGCAATTATCCCAGATCTTTTAGAAAGAGTATGGGAAGTAGACAATAATAAAGCCACAGTTTTGTGGGAAATGGGTCAGCAAGGGTCGGTGTCGGGTGACTGTTTTATTAAAGTGGCTTATGAAGAGTCTTATAANGATCCTGCTGGCCGTGAGCACCCTGGTCGTGTACGAATTCTTCCTCTTAACTCTAGTTTCGCTTTTCCCGAGTTCCACCCACACGACAGAGAACGCCTTATTCGCTTTAAGCTTAAGTATCGTTTTTGGGGTACTTCTTTGGAAGGTACTCGGCAAGTTTTCACCTATACGGAAATCTTGACAGATGACATTATCGAGGAATACATTAATGACGAACTTATTGATTCGCGCCCTAATCCGCTTGGCGTTATACCTGTTATTCATATTCCAAACGTTCGTATTAGTGGTAGCCCTTGGGGTCTCTCTGATTGCAACGATATTATTAACATTAATCGCGCTTACAATGAGACTGCTACTGACATTGCCGACATTGTTAACTACCACGCTGCGCCAGTTACGGTTATTATTGGAGCAAAGGCTTCACAACTAGAAAAAGGCGCAAACAAAGTATGGGGCGGTTTGCCAAAAGATGCCCGTGTAGAGAACCTAGAGGGCGGTGCTCAGGGTCTTAAAGGTGCAATGGACTTCCTTGCAATGCTTAAAAAGTCTATGCATGAAATGATTGGTGTTCCTGAAACTGCATTGGGTCAAGCACAGCCTATATCTAATACCTCTGGTGTTGCCCTAAGCATTCAATTTCAGCCTCTGATGAACCGCTACCACCAAAAGATTATTCAATACGCCCACGGTTTAGAGCGCATAAACGAATTAATCCTTTTAAACCTTGCCCTAAAGGAGCCAGAAGTATTTAAATGGGATCCTATTACTAAAACCACACCTTTAAAACCTGGTCAACTAGCTCAATTAGATTTTAATGATCCTATTACTTATCGTTCTATTGTGCATTTCCCACAACCTTTGCCATTAGATAAGCTAATTGCTATTAATGAAGTTCAATCAATGCTTTCTCTCGGTTTAGAGTCCAAAGAGGGTGCTCTACGTATTCTTGGAGAAGAGTTTCCAGCGGAAAAACTTACAGAGATCCGCCAAGAACTTCTTGACGATGCTAAGGCTGATGGGGCACTTAAACTGCTACAAACTCAAATTGAAAATGACATTATGAACCTTACGGGAATGCAATCCCCACAAGGCGGGGAGCCAGCAAGTCCAGTAGAGGCTAACCCAGAAACTGGTCAGGGTGTCCCACAGTCAACCCTCCCACCAATCATAGATGAGGCAAGCATTGCCGCTCAAACGGGCGAACAGCAACTGCGTACAAACCTCGTAACAGAAGCTTACGGAACTCAACTCCCTAATAGGAAGATTCCGCAAGACTATGAAAAATAAGCGTTTACGCTGACACTTTCGTAGTAGAGCGTCAAAATAAGAATACACGTTAGGTCATTTGTGCTACGGGCTTCGGCTCAATTCGGATAACGACCCCTAGGATACTAAGGATATAATCATGGCAGAAACAGCAGAACAGATGGCAGCCGCTTTTGAAGCAGAGGCCAATGTCGCTCCAGTCGTAAATGTGTCGGGCGTTGACGCGCCTACTGTTGCAATTGGACTAGAGAACGACTCCACCAAGTCTTCAAAGTTTTATACTGAAGATGATTTGGCTCGTGTTCGTTCACAAGAGAAAGAAAAGCTTTACCCTCAGATCGATGAACTGAAGGCTAAAGTATCTGCTCTTGAAAAAGAAAAAGAAGAAAAAGCAGCTCGTAAAGCAGCTGAAGCCGCTGAAAAAGAGGCTCAGCAAAAAGCTAAGCTTGAAGAGGACCTAGATACTAGAGGACTCGTAGAACTTAAAACTAAAGAGTTGCAAGAGCAGTTGGAGCGTGAGCGTAACGAACGCGAACGTGCCTTCGCTCTTCTGGAGCGCGAACAAAAGTTTGCTGAACTGCAAACATATCGTCAACAAATTCTTGAGCAAGAACGTGACAACATTATTCCGGAACTGCTTGATTTAGTCAGCGGGAATACCCCTGAAGAAGTGCAAGCAAGTGTTGAAGGATTAAAGTCACGCTCAGCAAGGATATTTGAATCGGTGCAGGAGGCTTCGCAAGCAACCCGCCGAGAAATGGTTGGTACAAAGGCAACTTTGCCACCAGCAGGACCACTGGAAACTAATTCGGAACAACGTTCGTTAACGGCGCAAGAAATTGCGTCAATGTCCATGGATGAATACGCGAAATACAGACCTCGAATCATGAGCGATTCCGCTCGTGGTAAGACTCGTGGACTTTTCGGCTAAACCCACTTAATTTAACAACTATCTAGGAGTCATATAAATGGCATCAGGAATTACAGGAACAGGCTCACTCGCAGCCTCACCTACAGCCTATTCAGGCACAAACACACAGCTCACCCAAGCGATTCAGACAATCTGGTCCAAGGAAATCTTGTTCCAAGCAATGCCTATCCTTCGCTTTGAGCAGTTCGCAGTTAAAAAGACAGAACTCGGCGTAGCCCCTGGTCTTCAGATTAACTTTATGCGTTACAACAACCTCGGCTTTGCTTCACCGCTTGTTGAAGGTGTTCGTATGCAGACAAATGCATTGACAGCACAGCAATTCTCAATCACAGTAACTGAGCATGGTTATGCTCTTGCTGTTTCAGAGCTTTTGCTTAATGCTTCATTTGATGACGTAATGGCTTCGGCTTCACGTCTTCTTGGTCGTAACATGGCTCTCTACCTTGATCAGCTATCACGCGATACTCTATACTCAGCATCTTCAACCATTTATGGTGAAGACCGCTCTAACGTTACCGCTGTTAACAGCTGGTACGCATACGGCACAGAAGGCACAAACCGTGCATCTATGACCGGTACTTATTACCTAACACCTCGCACCATCAAAGATGCTGCCGAGACCCTAGCAACCAAGAATATCCCTCGTTTGGGCGAAACTTACGTTGCATTTGTTCACCCTCACCAATCACGTCGTCTACGTGACATGCCTGAATTCATTGAAGTAACGAAGTATGCCGCTCCTGGTAACTTCATGCTCGGTGAGATCGGTCGTCTATACGACACAGTATTCATTGAGACCACTCAGGTTCTCAAAGTTGCTGGCGGTGCTGGAGCATCTTATACAACCGACACAGCAGTTGCTTCACCTGTAGTAGTTCCTGGCGGAGGTTACACAACCCCTGCTACTTACACAGGTAATGGTGGTTCTGATCGTTATAGCGCAATCTTCATTGGAGATAACGCATTCGGTCATGCTATCTCACTTCCAGTCGAACTCCGCGATGGCGGTATCTTGGACTTCGGTCGTGAGCACGCACTTGCTTGGTACTCAATCTTCGGTCTTGGTCTAATTACAGACCAGAGCGTAGTAATAGCCGAAACAAACTAAGTAATCTGTGATAAGATTCTCCTAGTAGGTAACTAGCCTGCTAGGAGGTCTTGTCCACATGGCAGTAAAAGCAGGGTGCCCTCAAGGGCACAAGTACACAGAAGAAAACTCTTACATAGATAAGAACGGCTATACCCACTGCAGAACTTGTCGCTTAGAGCGAATGAGAGAACGCAGAAAGTCAGAGCCAAGAGTCGGACAAGGAACTCATAATTCTTCCAAGACTGAGTGCCCTAAAGGACACCCTTATGATGAAGAGAACACAATTACATATAGAAAGCCTAACGGCAAGTTTGCTAGACACTGCAGGGCGTGCGAACGTCTTAACGGTAAGGTACAGAACGTAAAGCGATATGGGATAACTGTAGAGCAGTTCGATGCGTTACTCGAGATGCAAGACAGCAAATGTGCCATATGCAAAGGCAAGTTCTGGGATGAGGCCTCCTCTCCCCATATAGACCACGACCACACCTGCTGTAATGAGCAAATGAGGTCATGTGGCAAATGTATAAGAGGACTCCTATGCAGAGGCTGTAACCAAGTTCTTGGCTGTGCCAAGGACGACATCGAGACCTTAAAGGCCGCGATAAAGTACTTACGGTCAGGAACTCTGACTTTTTAACCGAGACACTAAATTGGAGAAAACTAATGGCAACAAAATCAAAACCCACTGACGTAACAGGTCGCATGCGTGAGCAACTTCAAGATCAGGCTATTGAAGCCCAACAAGAAGCAGCAAACAAGATGTCTATGGCAACAGCTCAGGCAAAAGTAGATCTAGAAACTAACGTTATAGACGCTACAAAGCCAAACCGCGCCACAGTGATTGTCGATGAGGTAATTACCGTAGGTTCTACTAAAGAAGATGAAGTAGAGATTCGTGTAGTACAGGATCTTGAAAATATGACTCTTGGGCATGGAAATACTTATAATTTTAAAGCGGGTCAAAAATATAAAGTTAAGCAACATGTAGCCCAGCATCTTAAAGAAAAAGGCTATTTGGCCGGCGTCATCTAAAAATAACCTGTTAGAAGTGGGCGCCCATAAAAAGGCGCCTTCTTCGTTTGCACAGATTTTTTAACTATTTATTGACATCATTAGACATACCGTAGTGTAGGGAGTTTTTGTGGCAACGTTTTCTGACATACTCTCTAGAGTTCGTTTAGAACTAGGCGACTTACAAAAAAACTTTAACTTTACCGCCACTGGCGATGGAACAACTACCATATTCCCCACAGGCATTAAGCCTATTGAAACAACTAATCTCTATGTAACTATCAATAATAACCCTATTGCCTATCCTTATGGATATACTATCGAGGAAGATACTGGGATCATAACTTTTGCTACCGCCCCAGTAACCGCAACAAACATCGCTGTATCGGGTCTTCAAGATCGTTATTTTTTAGACTCTGAACTATGTAATTTTATTAATGATGCTGTAAACCAGCATACATATAACCGTGTAGATTCTTTTGGCACTCAAGTGACTATCTCATCATTAGATGCTGTTGAGGAATATCCAGTTGCTATTTTAGCCACGATTGAGGCTCTGTGGGCGCTAGCTACAGACTCCGCATTTGATATTGATATTCAAGCCCCAGACGGTGTTAATATTCCCCGATCTGAGCGCTATCGCCAATTAACAGGAATCATTCAACAACGTTGGGAACAATACAAGACCCTCTGTGCACAATTAAATGTAGGTCTGTGGAAGATTGAAATGGGAACTCTTATTCGGACATCCCGCACAACTAACAAGTATGTTCCTATCTATGTTGGTCAAGAGGTAGATGACTCCCGCAAGCCGGAGAGAGTTTACATTAAGAACAACCTTACAGGTAAATCCCCCCTACCAACTAATGCTCAAAATTACGACATTGTCCTCTATCAAGGTAATAGCTATGCTATTGAGTTTGATTTCCCATTTGACGCTTCACTATTCACTTGGGCCGCTCAAATCCGCACTTACCCAAATGCCCCTTCAATCTACGCCAACTTTACCGTAAATATCTTGTCTTACTCATCTGCTATCAGCAAAGTCCAACTAACCCTAAGCGTAAACGACACTCAATACCTACCTGTTCGTGGGTTCTGGGATCTACTTGCCACTGAAGTATCTAACTCACAGGTGGCGATCACGTACCTAAAAGGTCAAGTATTCGTAACTCAAGCTGTAACCGACTCTTCTGGCGCCTTGAATGGAAGCTGGTAATAATTGAGCTACTGCAACTCTTGTAATAACTGGCCTTGTCAATGCGCAATCCAGGTAGTTACCCCTGCACCAATAGTCATCAGCGTAACTCCTGAGACTAATACCAACATTCTTCCAGGGTTTACCGCACAAGGTATTCAGGGAACTCAAGGTAAGTTGGGCGCACAAGGCGTTGCTGGACAGTACGCTGCTCAAGGTATTCAAGGAGCAACGGGAGCACAAGGTTATGGGTATGCACAGTCACAAGGTATACAGGGGGCACAAGGGGTACAGGGGCTGGTGGGGGGGCATGGTTCCCAAGGAACCACTGGACGATCAGGTGTGCAAGGCTATACAGGAGCTCAAGGTGCACAAGGTGCACAAGGTGGTGGGGTCAGCGCCCAATATGTTTTAAATGCTATTGCTGCCTCGGCATTAGCGTCTACAGATGATTTACCCGAGGGTGTATCAAATAAGTACTTCACCACGGCGCGTGTTTCATATAACCACGTGCAAGGTGTTGCAAGTAGTTCATGGGTTATTAACCATAATCTTGGTTTTTATCCTAACCTTACAGTTCAAGATTCTGCTGGTAACATAGTGGAAGGCGAAATTACGTACACTACAGTGGACTCCATTACCGTCACATTTTCAACAGCTTTCTCAGGCGAAGCGTATCTAAGTTAGTTATCTTAAGGAGATAAAGTAATGACAAAACCGATAGGAACATGGGTAGACACAGGAATTAAAGCCTGTGCTAACTGTTTTGTCGAAAAGTCTTTAGATAAATTTGTCTTCAACACTAAGGGAAGTCCTATGTGGTGCAAAGAGTGCACTACTAATAAACAAAGAGAGTATATGAGAGGGTACCAAGCCTCTCATCTAGAATTGGCTGATAAAAAGGCTAAAGCCCATAAACTAAAAAAATACAATCTTACTTCTGAAGAGTTTACTTACATGGTAATGGAACAAGGTGGAGTCTGTGCAGTCTGTGGACTTGTACCATCGGCACTATATGTAGATCACGACCATACAACGGGTACGGTACGTGGTTTGTTATGTCAGAAATGCAACTCAGGAATTGGATTCTTGGGAGATTCTCTAGAGGGTCTAGAGAAAGCAGTAAGTTACTTGAAGAGAACAGACTCTAAGGAGATTATCTAATGGCACGTAAATTCCTGACCCCCATAGATCTTGGGAAATTAGAGCTTCAGAATGCTCGCATTCAGAACCTTTCAACTGCCGCCCAACCAACTAACCCTGTTGAAGGTCAGATTTACTATGACACAACAGACAAGTACATCAAGCAGTGGAACGGAACCGTTTGGGTTGCCTTTGGTGCTCAAGGTGTTCAAGGTACCCAAGGAACACTTGGTACTCAAGGTGCTCAAGGTGTAGATGGACAGCAAGGTACTCAAGGTACAGATGGTACGCAGGGTACTCAAGGCACAGATGGTACTCAAGGCACTCAAGGCGTAGACGGCCAACAAGGCACACAAGGTACAGACGGCACCCAAGGAACTCAAGGAACTGACGGTACGCAAGGTACTGATGGTCAACAGGGTACACAGGGAACTGATGGAACCCAAGGAACACAAGGCACTGATGGCACACAAGGCACTCAGGGTACGGATGGTCAGCAAGGTACACAGGGTACAGATGGAACTCAGGGTACGCAGGGAACTGATGGTACTCAAGGCACACAGGGAACAGACGGACAACAAGGTACACAAGGTACCGACGGTACTCAGGGTCTTGATGGACACTCTGACCGTTACAAGACAACCTCTAATACCGCAAATGATATTGCAGTAGCAGATGGCGTAGTCTTCTATGTAAATGACGAAAATCTTTCTTACTCAGTAGGTCAAGATGTCGTTGTTGCTTACGACATTAATAANTACATGACTGGAACTGTTGCTTACTACGAGACAGTGCCATCTGATTACATCCAAATAAANATNCATACNATTGTTGGTTCTGGAAACTACTCTTCATGGACAATTAACCTTGATGGAGCAACAGGTGTACAAGGTACAACTGGCTCTCAAGGAACACAGGGTACAGACGGTACCCAAGGCACACAAGGTACAGATGGAACACAGGGTACACAAGGTGTAGACGGTCAGCAAGGTACTCAAGGAACCGACGGCACTCAGGGCACACAAGGCACAGATGGTACCCAAGGAACTCAAGGTACTGATGGCACACAAGGAACTGAAGGTCAACAGGGTACTCAAGGTACTCGTGGTGCTCAAGGAACGCAGGGCACACAGGGTGTATATGGTACACAAGGTGCTCAAGGCACTGATGGAACTCAGGGAACTCAGGGCACTGATGGAACACAAGGCGCACAGGGAACTGAAGGTCAACAGGGAACTCAAGGTAC